CACTATACTATATTATAATGATTAAGTCAAGGTACATTATAATATAAAAAAGACCCTTGACTCTGCATAAAAATCGTGTTATATTATGCTTGTCCTTGGTTCATAGAACTACATTAATGTATTGATTTACTTTCTACTTCTAGTTCTTCTAGAAGTTCATCATATATATCTTCTTTATTAATATTATCCATCGATGAGGTTATTTCTCGCCCGGTGTCTATTTTGTTCATCACCCCCGCATAATATATGCTTAAACCGGGAGATGCTGTTAACGTAATAATAACATGTTTCGGGTCGATCTCAAAAGATTCCTCTTCCGTAAAGGGTTCAACCCAACGTGAGAGCATCAAAGATTCAGACATTCCCATCATTGACATTTGAGGGTGGATATGCATTTGCATAGGCCTAGAAATTCTATATTTACCATCAGATTCTGTGAGCTCACAAATGATGGTTTCACCACTTATAAGCTTTAAGATTTTATATGTATCCTTTATATTCATATTACTATTTATAACTGATTTAGTTTTACCTTACTGATATCATACTCGAATTTTTCAGAGTTGTAAATTTTAATACGCTCTTGAAAGTGATTAAGAGTAAAATTACTTTGATTTCTAAAAGTTAAATCATCTGCAATATCAAAAATTAAAACGGAATCTTTAGTGTCACTTTGCCGCAAACCTCGTCCAATACTCTGCAAGACTCTAATTTTACTTTTACTGGGTGATGCGAACACGATGTTATGAATATTGCGAATATTAATACCCGTACTAAATGTACCGTAACTTGCAATAACGATAGAATTCTTTGCATTCTCAATTAACGCCCTTATTTCTTCTCTAGTATTAGTATTAGTTCCACCATAAACAAAATATATATTACGATCTATAATTATTTTTTCTACCGCTTTATGCAGAGGTTTACCGTGTTTCTCTACTAGTTGAAAGAGACAAAGGGTATTTCCCTTGAGATGTTTTAGCAGATCGATAACGAAATCTTGCCTACCTTTATGGGTGACAATATATTCTAGTTCTTCAGCATATTCCATCCTTAACTTTATATTCTCATGTTTTAGAATTATACACTTGATTTTAAGGTCAGCAAGAGTTTTCTTCTCAATTAACTCCCGTGTGGTGACCACTTTTTCAAGTGGACCAAATAGTCCCTCCAATACCAGTTGGTGCGTCTGGCAACCATCTAGCGTCCCTGTAAGACCGAATCTGTGCTTACATAGGTGTAACTTTGTCATTATACCAGTAAGAGACTTTGCCTTAAATAGATGAGCCTCGTCACCGATTACGCACCCAAAATCTTCAAAATATTTCTTCGGCATTTTATATAATGATTGCCATGTTGATATTACAACATCTTTAGTTACCTTGCGGTCATGACCCTGATATACCTTCTGACAGTATGTATCAGAGCTCCAACCATAGTCCTCAAAGTCTGTGTACATTTGTTCCACTAATGAAGTGGTGGGAACTAGTATCAGGGTTTTTAGGCCCATCATATGATAATAACGAACTAACGAATATATTACGAGGGATTTACCCGAAGCAGTAGGAGAAACAAGCAGAGCACGATTTCTGGAAATACCATGATGTACTGCATCAATTTGGTAATCACGGACTTTAAGGAATTTCCCCCGTGATTTAGGTTTGAGGCTTCTGATGAAATCTCTAACAACCTGACGAACAATAACCCGCTCATTTTCAACTCCCTCTTCTAATATATAGTCTATTCCATTTTTCTGACAAAAACCCCTAATATACTCAAGCAATCCAACGTATATCTCACCTGTTGCTGGAGAGAAGAGTCGTATCTTTCCATCCCACATACGATTACGATACATGGGCATAAACTTAAAGCCTGGAACCTCAAACTCAAAAAATGAAGTTAGTTCCTGCCGAGTAGAATCTTCCATATCGTCAAGTATCAAATATACTTCGTTCTTTTTAGATATACGCATTTTGCAGTGTACCATGTTCCCCGTAGTGGCCCCGCAATAGAATATTCCATGAGACACTGACACGTTGTTCCTTAGTGGGTGGAACCCAATGTGACAACCAAGATGGAAAGATATACCCAACACCCTCTATAGAATCAAACTCAACCATACTGGAGTTTATAAAGTTTGGAGTGTTTCTTGGTTGTAACACATGAGCAGCCGGTCTAGGATCAAAGAATTGTATTGGTGAAGTGTTTCCTGCTTTCAGATAATATACCCCAGATAAGAAATTATTTGAGTGTGTATGTGGGGGATGTGATTCGCCACTATTGAGTGTATTTGACCACATATTTGTTATCTCTATTTTGTCATATTGATATTGTTGTTTTTCTAGAACAGAAGTTGTAGATTTTAATATATGGTTTACCAAAGTTTTAAATACTTTATCCTCATGTAATTTATCAGATGATAAAAGTATACGTTTCATCATATGAGAATGTTCTATATTTAAAGAAAACTGGGATATTACTGTTGAAAAACAATCACAAGATTTTACTGATGTCATTTATATCATCCCAGCTTCAAACTTTTTCCAATCAGTTGCATTACGGATGTCCCATCCACGATTATCGATAGACTTGATTACACCCTTACAATAATCAATGCAGGATTCATAATACCCCATTTTGTTTGAGATTCTAAGAATATCCTCATCAGTCTGAATGTACATTACAAGGTCTGTCTTTATAACCCTAATGTCAAAAGGTTTTGCAGCATAAACCTTTGCATCAGCTTTGCCACCATAATATTCCCACTTCTGACGATATAGAAGTTGGTGATCAGATTTAGCCTTAATCAAAAGCAGTTCAAAGTCTGCCTTGAAGTCCAGCCACTTCTGTTTTATTAGTTGATTTTTATATGATTCCTGATCGATGTGTTCCAGATCAGTTACGGGAAGGTCTGCCCTTGCAGTATTTTTTAATGTATCTAAATCCATATTTACCTCATAATGAAAAAGTGAGCAGTTTGGTATAGTATCTTTCTTGTGTTATATTGACCCTAGTGAGTTCGAACGAGTCGTCACTAGAAATTAAGTCTATAGATTTGATAAATGTTAAAGCATTACCAAATCTGCTCAATTTTATTTATACACCCTCAAATTTATAGATTTGATATGCAAAGGATGCAGTAGCAGACATATACTCAACATCTGTTGCCCCCTGTGTGTAATCCAACCCACTTAATGATATAGGAAATAGATTTTCGAATATAACATTCAAAATAGGATTATTCTTATTGGAGAGTAACATAAGAAAGGCATCTGAATACATTGATTTATCTGATGTTGTAGAACTTACAATATCAACTGGAGTGGTTCTACCACCAGCTGGAGCAATTGATGTTACATCTCTATGTGTTTTAAACTCAGACCTGTCTGATGGAAAACCAATTCCCGTCATCCAATTATGAAGTGATTGATAATTCTCTAGGTATTCGTCAACAATAAACGTGATAGTAAGATTTTCATATGTAAGTTTATCACCCATAATTGGAATATTTTTAAAGGGAGTTGCAAAATCTATTGTTGGAGCATCAATGCCAGGTAAGTTTGCATTAATGGTAAAAAACTCAACCTTTGGAAGTTGATTGATACCAAATCGAAACTGAGTCGGACTTGCATAGTCTAACTTGTCTGGTTGCCTCGCGAGTGGTGATTGTGCAGTTGCCATATTACTTATACTATCAACTTTCTGTTTTTGTTATTGTGTTTGTTATATTATTGTCTGTATAGTAAGTTTTGCGAGTATTAAAGGCATTTCCCACCGCCGAATCACCTTTAAAGGCATTATATGCCGCCTCATTAGGATAGCTTGTTACAATTGTTTGGGTTAATCCATCATCACTCACAGACTTGCTTGTTGATGTTCTGGTTCCGCGATCAGTAAAATTCGTTGTAACATAACTTTTAAACCCGTCACTCGTAGAATACCAAGCAACTCCAGTATTGGGTCGAACTCGAACAGAAGTAACAACATACGACATAATATTTTTCCCCTATATTATTTGTTTATATCTATATAAGTATTTATAACAAAAAAGAGGGCACCCTTTCGGGCACCCTCTAAGTTTTTTAGTTAAGTTTCTTATTATAGAAACCAATCTTACATGAGATTGGATACTTTGACTCTACGATACCAAGCATTGGTGTTCGCATCCAGTGAAGCATCGGTATTAACCGTGTCACCAGCAGCAACCGCACCCGCACCAGCGAATGGGTTAGCAGCAAGACCATAACGGGTCTTGAAACCAATCTTAGGCTGGAAGGAATTCTCACCAACCGCACGAACCATTTGTAAGGGAACGTATGGGCAATAGAAGAAACCAGCATCGTAAGGCGATGTGCCCTTATAACCAGCAACATAGTACTGCGAAGCAGCTACGTTAGCGGCATATGGGTCAACATAAACCTTGAAGCGACCATTCATCGTACCAGCAAATGTGGAAGATGTGTCGTCAACTGCGAGGTTGTTGTTTAGAGCAGGTGTGTAATCAAGAACACCAGCCATTTGAAGGGCAGAAGCAACGTCAGCCGAAACAATCAGCATGTTACCTTTGCCGCGA